GAACCTATGTAGTTACCGTATATCACAGGCTTACCCTTAAATGTCAGGTTTGTAAACCCAGCATTAGCCGACAGGTTCCCGTTCGATATTCTTTCAAGCGGCAGTCTTGTCTGCTCGAACTTTTGAAATATCGTTTTGGTTGTCAGATAAATAGTGGGGTTATCAACCTGTGCAGCAGAAGATACTGCGTAGGTAGCCGTAGCCATATCGGTAAGACCCTGCGATGCAAACGCACCGGAAGTGGTTCGTGTTGACTGCCAGAACGTGTATGTGGCACCGGCAAGAGAACCTAATGTCCCCGTGCCCACTATCGTGTCAATATCATACAGGTTATTGGCTGAACCTACGGGCGTAGATAACGCCTGGTCCATACGGTCCTCAATAGCCCTTTGGGATAACTGGGTTTTCATACCGACTAAATCTATAAGCTTATGCATATCGCCCGAATTGGCTCTTTCCTCATCACGGGTAATTACAATAGGCTCATAGGCATTCTGCCACTTAAACTCTACAAGGGTTGTATCGTCGCCCTGCACGTTATTAAGGACATCTGCCCCAAGGTAAAAACCTCCGTCATCCTGTTTTTCCTTAATCAATGTTTCAACGATACTTGCACCGCCATTGATTAACCTTTTATTTCCTGCCTCGTTACACAGCCTGAATATCACAACAGAATTATAGATATTATCGACAAGCCTTTTCTGGTAATCCGCAAGCGTAGTCGTCAATACCGAATCATCTATCGTGGTCGGAACTGCGTAGGGAGAGGACATTGTTACAGAACCCATATCTTACTCCTTATTTTTTCTTATTGATAAAAGCGGCAAGGTTTCTTTCGGCTAACCTTTTGAAATATGCCCTGTCGCTTTCCCCCTTCTCTTTTTCGGGTGGTGTTCCCGTCGCTGTGACGGTTCCGCCGTCAAAAGAAGAGGCTATAACCTTGGTCTCTTTGTCAAGACCGCTATCCTGTTTACCCAACTCATATGCTCTTTTCACAGCTTCGTCATAATCCATAGCCTTATATATATCTTCCCTCGTTACCTGCCTTTTGCCCTGCATAAGGTCGGAGGTTATTATGTCGACTGCCTGTGGGTTATAGTTAGCATACTTGTTTTTTAATACCGCATCCTGCTGAAGCCTGTAAGCCTGCCAGGTATTGGCCTGCATCTGCTTCACCTGGTCTTTGAGAACCGCTATTTCATGCTTCTCTGCCTCGGTTAGCATTGAGGAGTCATCCTCTTTGGGTTTCCCCACAACGCTCTGGGCGGCTTCAACAAATGTTTGGTCGTTCAATAATGACTGGACTTTTTCCGGAGTCCACTTTTCCGTTTTACCCGCTTCCAAGCTACGCCGCATTTCGGCAAGTTCTTGGGTCTTTCTTGTATAATCCCCAAGCATTGACTTGTATGCTTTCTCGGCATATTCCCTTGCTTTGGGGTCTTCTATTTTCTCAATGTCTTTTACATTAAAAATGGTTTCTTCTTTTTTGGGTTCTTCCGGCTTAAACTTGGAAACCCTCGATACCAACTCTTCCTTGGGTGTTTCTTGTGCTTTTTCTTTCTTTTCAACTACCTCTGCCGGAGCAGTTAGGTTTGGTTGTTCCATTACTTTCTCCTTTTCTTTTTACCTTTCTTTTTACCGCAAGGCATTATATACTCCTTGTCTTGGCGTAAAATTTACGCCTATTTTTTTCATCTGGTCTATTTCCCTGTCAGAAAGCTTAATCTTGCCATTTTTATCTTTACGTTTATTGCTAATACAATTCATTAAATCCATAGCCCCTTCAGACGGTTTATCATAGGTATGTTTCCTTTTCTCAAACTCCTTAACCATCTGCTCGGCTTCTTTCTGAGGAACCATGCCCTGTTTTTTCATTTCAGAAAGGTAATCATCTTTTGTATAAACCTTCTTTCCCAATGCCCTGTTATAATGGGATTTAAACATATTAACCCGCAAAATACTGCTCGGATAAATTTATGCCTACTTTTACCAAGTCGCTCACTATGCTGGGGTTCTCACAGATATAAGACTTACCCTCTACGATAAGGGTAATGCTGTTACCCCCCCTTATCTTTTTTAATTCTATGGCACTTATCTTGTCTGCATTTACCAAAACAGTATCCGATATTTTTATTAGGTTCATTGACCCACCGTCTGTATTTTGGGTTTAGGCATTTTAAGCGTTTGCCCAGGAGTGGCTTCTTTCTGTTGTAGTTCCGCCAGCAACGCCCCTTGTATCTGTATAAGTTCGTTAAGTATGTCCGACACCTGACCAGCCATAGTCAATATCTCCTGAATAGAGGTATACACCTCCAATTTGGCTAAATGGTCATCGCCTTCTTTAGGAGGGAAAGGTGGCTGTTGGCCAGTCAGGGCGGCTCTTACATTTTCTTTGGCTTCCCTTACCTGCTCTACCGATACAAACCCCTGAGACTCCTGCGGTTTGATATTCCTGAAAACTTCAGGGTCTCTTACCCTCATCCTTAAAAGTATCTGCTCTATTAAGGGTGAGAGGTTCATTATCTTGCCTTCCTGTGCTATCTTCTGCGATATTACGGGGTCTCTTAACCCCTCTATCATCAACATAAGGACGGTGTTCAGTTCCTTAAGTTCCTGTTCGGGGTTCTCAGGAAGCATACTGATAGCGTCAATTTCTACATCCACATCTGCCTGGAGCTCCTCCTTCGAAGGATTTTCACTCCACTCAATATCCAGAGAACCCACTATCCTGACGGCTTTTTCATAAGGCACAAATTGTTTTAAGAGTTGGTTTATATAATGCAAAGACTCCTTAAGGAAGTCTCCCATTATATCTTGTCTGTAAGCGGGTCTGGCACTCCCTCCTGCAGCCCTTATCTTGACGGAGGCCGCCGACTCCTCCCCCGACTGTAAAAAACCCCTCTTTAAGTCGGTTACGCCGGACTTATCTTCCAAATTCTTCTGTATGCGTTGGTCGAGTAAATAAAGTTCATTAGAAGCCCCGCCGCCTGCGGAGGCTACAAACATACGGTCTCTTGGGTTGCCGGTTTCGAACAATACTATTGTGTTCTCCCCCCGTTTTACCGCCTCAACGGTTTCCTCATCAGAGTTCTCTTTTGAAATACCGACCCATATTTTAGAGGTCTCCTGTGCGTTCCTTAACTGTAAGTTGATTATGGCGTTCTTCTGGTCTGCGACATTGCCGTAGGTATCAACATCGGCCAAACCGAACAATGCGTCATTGAGTTGGTTAAACTCTAAAATCTTCGCAGGGAACCCCTCTGCCTTTATGACCCAGTCATTAACCCTTAACGGCTTTTCCTGTTCATCGGTTAAAAGTAATATGAACCCCTTACCCCCGTTTCTTTTTTCTTTCTTCGTGGGCCTTAAGAATATTTCATATACCCTTATAAATTTAGCCTCTCTTGATTTTTTAAACTCATCATCGGTAAAGTCTATAAGGGACTTTCTTGGGAGGGTGATATAGTCTTTGGGTTGCTTTCCTGCGTTTTTATCAAGCTCTGTGGCGGTTCCGACTTTATCGCCATACCCCTGAAAACCCTTTATAAGTTTCTTATCCACATCAAGGGTTTCGTCCTCAACAATATCCTGTAACGGGACATCTATAGACCTTCCGACCCATTTCGCCTCGTCTATGTTAGCCATATTGACGGCAGGGTCTTTGATAAAGCGGGTAGGGGACAACCTCCTTACAAAGACCTTTTCTTTTTCTATATAAATAGATTGTTCTTCGGTCATACCAAAATCGCCCTTGTAACCATGCCACATGACCCCGAAAGGAAAAAGCAAAGCGTCTAATAAGGTTTTTCTTGTTTCCCTTTTAAATCTCATCTCGGCGTCGGAGATAGCGTAGTTAAGTATTGCCTCCTGCGTCTTGGCAGACTTGGTGGAATCCATTTCGGTTTCAACCATCTTTCCCGAAAGTGGGTCCCGCTTTTTGGCTATGTAGGTCTTGTTTCTGGGTTTTAAGAACGCTCTTGGGTTTCTAAAGAAAATAGACGGCAGATTATTCTGTATAATAGGGTAAACCTCGTTAAGGACAATATCCCAGTTCTTACCTATGGCAGGGACAAAGTTGCCCGTATAGCGGTTAATGGAGTTTACAAGAATAGGTTCAAGTTCTTCCTCGTTTATTTTCTCCGCCATTTTTATTTCGTTCTTTATAGCCCTTAAGCGTTCTTTGGATAGCTCCATAAGACCCTCTGTTTAAAAAAAAGACCCCACTCTATGGTTAATATCAACCTTAAAATGGGGTCTGTAAAACGACCTTATATAACTGTCAAATTGGTTGAGGTTAAGATGTAACCTACCTTAAGGTAGTTCATCTTCCTGCAACCTCGGCACTTCGTTACTATCGAAAAGGGCCCTTCTGCGGAGTAGTTAAATAACCAATGACCGCAAAAAAGACACCTAAATTCGTTCATATAGAGTATACCATAATTTTAACGATTTGTCAAGTATTATTTTAAAATAAATAAAATTATCTTTATCTCCAGCTAATTTTAGCGGGTATTACAACCTTACCTTGGCCCTTTTGACCATATATATAGTCTTTAAGGGTATGCTTCTTTGAATCTATAGCCATTTTACGCCACCACTCAAAAGCGTCGTCCTTCTGGGGGGCGTCTTTCTTCTTACCACGCATAAGGGGTTCTTCAAACATTTGAGAATGGCAGTCTAATATATCATCGTGTTCGGTAAACGGGAACTGTAAATACTCCAACTTGTATAATTGGACAAAGTCGTAGGTTTTACCGTCATATAGGGATTTAAAGTAGAGGTTCTGTGGAAATTTGATGGTTTTTGCGTTAAATGGGCCGATAAGACGCTGCTCTATCCTGTCCTGCTTGGCTGCGGTGGTCGCTTTGGTCTCTTTAAGAGAGAAAAACACCCTCTTAAACCTCATTTTCTCTTTTATTGCCTCCAAGTCACCATGCCGGCCCCCCAAAACCTCATATTTAACATATTTTAGGTTATTAGCGTGGGAAACCACCTCAAAAAGCTTTTCTATACGCTGTGCGGCGGTTAATTTGTCCCTTATACCTTCCAAAAGGTAGTGAAAACCCTCGAAATCAACCCCCCAACGCTCAATTACCGTATAGTCGGACTTCTTTTTCTGTGTAGAGGCAGGGTCCACACATATATACTCCGCCAAATCGGGGTGGGTAGAGTAAGAATCAAGCCATTCTTCCTTAAACTTTATCTCGGTGGGGTTAATGGGGTTCAACATATACTGTGCGGAGAACACATACGGACCTATGGTGGGGTCATTAAGAATATCCCTTATCCCCTGTTCCGAAAACCTTTCAGGAAATGTAATATCTTTGAAGGTCATATCTGTAGCTACCGGGATAAAAGACTTCTTAAACTCCATAGCCTTCTGCATATCCCTATGCAGGTCGTTAAAGTGGTAGATAGTCCCTATAATGTCTTCCCTTGGGACGGTGGGATTGTCAAACAACTGCCTTAATGAAGCATAGTAGTCCTTACTGGCTTTAATCTGGGTGTCATTAGAAACAGAGTCTTTGGTTACAAGGTCATCTATCTTCATATAATCAAAATGAAGCCCGGTAAGGTTGGTTCCTACCCCGGCACACATTACCGTAGGCTCTTTAAGGTTCTTGGTTCTGTTGGGGACGGTAAAGTGTTCGGTGGTCCCAAACTCTATCTTACCGTCTTCAGTCGCTTTAGGACAGAACTCCGGATACAAAGACCTAAAGAGGTTATTGAACATAAGATGCCCTTTTATGTTCTTAAGCATAGTCTT